CCGCACTACTCCATATCGCTTGAGCTTCTCTTCAAGGATGGAGAGAACTTCGAGATGCCAAGCGAACACAACGAGCTTCGTTTCACCGCCCAGCAGTAGCATCTCCACGTAATCCGCGACACTGGGAGCCATAGCCACACCCATCTGCTTCCGCACGGCCGCAATATGACCGAGAATGAGCGCATCAGCCCCTTCAAGCAAATCAGGATCAATGTCGAGTAGGCTCTCCGCTGCAAGCGCTGCCTTAATCGCACTGGTTTCCTCCATCCGAACGAGATCAAACACGGGTAGATGTAACTGCGGCATCACGTCCGCTTTCAGGTGGCGAACCATGAAGTTCCCGCGCAGCCGGTTCTGCAATTCCGTCAGTCGCCCGCTACGCTCATCAACGAAGCGATACTCGGTCCCATTAGGGCGGAACCCGATGATAAGTTGGGAGGGATTGAACCGGTAGTTGAACCGATCCTCACTCATCCAATCTATCGCGTCCCATCTCAGGCCACGCGCGAGAGTGTAGGCTTCTCTAGGTCTATTCGGAAGTGGGGTTCCTGTAAGAGCAAGCACTCGCTTACAGCGTTCCACGATTGGGTCAAAAGAACGTCTCTCCCCGCCGCCAAAAATCGCTCTTGTTCTGCGACTGTCAATGGTCTTGAGGTAGTGAGCCTCATCTGCAATGAGTAAGTCGTATTCCCCTGCGGCGAGGGCTTTGCCGATGGCTTCAGTCCTGGCGAGATCATAGCTAACGATTGTCCATTCTGCTGTAGGGTTGACGCCCTTCTTACCGTTCGTCAGGACGTGTATCTCTCGGGTCCAGTGCATAGTGGACCACTCGCGAACCTTGCGCGCCCACTGTAGGCGGATGTTAGCCGGGCACACGACAAGCACGCGGTCAGCCTGTATTTCATTGGCGTAGGCGATTGCGATTGGTGTCTTGCCGAGGCCCGGTTCGTCACCGATTAAGCAATGGTCACGCTCAAGAGCGTATTCAAGGGACGCTTTCTGAAATTCCCATAGCTCCTGGTCGGCAGGCACCGCAAAGTGCCGATCGCTCGTGCTCTTCCATGAGGTTTCGATCACCGCTGAGAGTGCAGCAAGGTTCTGCTTTGCAGCCGACGTAGCGTGGCGAAAGAATGTCACCGCCGCATACGGCTCCTTCGTGAAAAACACCGCTGTCTCGGGTGTCGAGGCCGGCATGGAAAACTCCAAGCCGTGCACATTCATAATCTCCTTGATGTCCACACCTTCTTTGCGCGGGACTTTCAGGATGTATGTGTTCGTGGCCTTGTTGAAGTCGAGGATCACTTGCCTTGGTCCTTGATGGCCAACTGCACCGACACTACCCGATCGAAGAGTTTCTGCCACCGCTTCATCTCTTTCTTTCGGCCCGCCATGTGGGCGATCACCGCCTTTTGGAAGTAGCGTTCCCGCTTCCGATCACGTTTGGTCATTGCGCTCTCCTTCTCCGTTGCCTACCTAGGCCCGGCGCCACTTCGCTTCAAGCCCTCTTGATCCGGCCCGGCATCAGCCCCATCATTGCGACTGTGTTATTCCCTGAGGTTCCCATGTTTGTCCCCACAATCGAAGAGCTTACTGACTACCGGGAAACCCACCAGTGCTCCATATATGAGGCCCGCAAGGCAATCGTCAACCGGATGGTGACGCGCGCCATAGACAGGGCCGAAACGGTCGAAGACCTGAAGCGTATATTGCACGAGCTAAACGATCGCGTGCGATAAGCAACGCAGCTATGTCCCCCTTACATGAAGCGGCTCGCAGGTATGCCCTGGCCGGGATACCCGTGTTTTGTTGTAGAGCCGGCTCGAAAGACCCCGCGTGTGCGGGAGGCTTCCATGCAGCCACAACAGACCTAACTCAGATTGATGAATGGTGGGAGGCCGAGCCCGATCTCAACGTAGCGTTCACCCCGCACTCAATCGGCTGGGGGTGCATTGACATAGATAGCAGCGATGCCGAGCGCGCATACCTAGAGCGTAGCGAGGCCGAGGGCGAGGAAGCGGATGAGACCTGGACAGTGCGCACGCCACGAGGCGGGCTTCACCTATACTACCAGGGCGAGCTTCCAACCAGCGTCGGCACACGCATTATACCGGGCCAGAAGATCGACACTCGGGGCCGAGGGAGCTATGCGCTGCTCCCCCCAAGCCGCACCAGTTCTGCCAACCCCGGCTGCGGGGACGGGGAATATGTGGCGCAGAACAATTTCGAGGTAGCGCCGCTCCCGCTCTGGGTCGAAGCGGCCATCGTGGCGACCGAGGGATACGGCAGGGCCGAGACAGACTGGCAGGGTGGCAGTGACCTACCCGTGAACGTCGGCAGGGCTACAGAGTATCTCCAACGGGCGGCGCCGGCCATAGAGGGTCAGTTCGGGAACAAACGGACCTTCACGCTGGCGTGCGAGCTATTCGAGCTAGATCTGTCAGCCGCGACGGTGCTCGATCTCATGCAAGAGCACTGGAACGAGCGGTGTCTACCACCATGGGAGGAAGACGAACTTGAACAAGTTGTCGCCAATGCCGGACGATATATGCAGAACCAGCGCGGCCTCCGAGCCGATGCCGGTGGCGCCAATCCCTCTTATGCCCGATACATGGCCGAAGAAGGGGGAAGTGCTACAGCGAATGGCGGGGAGATGGGGGGTTCTCGTTCTAAAAAACGAGCCTACTTCTACCCGGAAGACGAGACGGAACAAGAGCAAGGAGCAGAAGCATCATGGCTAATCCCAAACCTAATCCCAGACAATGGAACCGTCCTGCTATACGGCCCGACCCAGTCATACAAGAGCTTCCTCGGGCTAGATCTTGCCCTGTCTACAGCGAGCGGCTGCGCCACCTTTGCGGGCGCACCGACCCGAACGGGACCTGTGTTCTATGCCGCTTTGGAGGGCCGAACGAACCTAAAGAAAGCCCGGCGCCGAGCGTGGAAACTGGCGCGCGGGGTCGCGGCCGTCCCTGACTTCTATGTGATGCCGGCGCCAATGCTTGGCGTTGACGGACAGGCCGAGGAGTTCGCCGCTGCAATCCAGGAGCGGTGTGCGGGCCGGCGCCCGGCGGGTATCTATCTCGACACGCTGGCGAAGGTGATGGCTGGCATGAATGAGAATGACGCTCGGGACATGGGCACTGCCGTCCGCTTCGCTGACCAGCTTGCAGAGCGCTTTGAGTGCCCTGTCGTCTACATTCACCACACCGGTAGGGACGAGAGCCACGAGCGCGGCAGTAGCGCTGCAAAGGCCGGCGTTGACACAGTCATCAAGGTCTCGGCCCACCGGGCCACCAAGATGATGACGATCCGGGTGGAGAAGCACAAGGATGCCGAAGAGCGGGAAGAGCCTTGGTTCATGGCCGGCGAACTGGTCGGGCAGAGCTTGGTCTTCTCGCCCGTGAGCCCGGCTGAACATGCCGCTGCAACCCAGGCGGACAGCTTGTTCACTCGCGCCAAAGTAGGCGCAGCGCTCCTGAAGCTCGGGGCTCGGGGCGAGGAACATGCGATCTCGAGCTACGTTCTGGCCGCGACATTGACGCCACAGATTGAGGGCGAAGATCATGAAACCCGTGAAAAGAAAGTGGCCAGCACCGAGCGGGCACTGGCCAAGTTGGGTAGAAAAGAGTTAGCCGGCTATGTCACCGGGGAGGGGCGGGATCGTAAGTGGTCCCTACTTCCGGCGGAGAAAGTGCTGGAAGGGGAGGATTACTCCTTCTAACACTTTCTCCTGCGCCGGTGCATCGGCATAGTCCGTCACCATTATCGGTGACAGGGTAGGCTCAACGCCGTTCAGCCGGATAGGGGGAAGCGGGTCCGATACAATCAATTCCGCGCCGATCTCAGTTCCCTCGGGCACGAGCGCCAAGAGGTTCTCCATATACCGCATAGCAAGTTGGCGTGCGGCCGGTGAGTTGAGCAGAGCCCCAAGGGGGGACTTTGCTCGCACCAAGATCTCAATGTCCTTCACCATGTTCTCCTTATTGTAAAACTGGCTTGCCGTCCTTGCCAACTGGCGTGAGGCCTTCTCCCGTCCAACTCTCGGGGGAGTTGTCAACCGCCGACGAACGTTGGCGCTGACGCTGCACGACTTGCATCGCGAGCATATACATGCGGAAGGACCCGTCGATCATGTCTGCAACCGACTGTCGCAGCCGAAAGCTCTGGTCAATGCCCGTGTTGACGAACGCCACGGTATCAGCAACCGCCTCGGGCCCGGCCAAGATCAGCGCCGCTGTCCGATCGAGCCAGAGGATAGTGAGCGCACGAGACCACATGTCGGTCTTCTCGTTCTCGCCGTAAGCCGCTGTCAGATATTCCAGATACTCCTTCAGCGTGTCGAGCACCATAGTCGGGCAAATGTCCGGCTTGTGCGACGCATGGGTCTCCCCATCCAGCTTGTCAGGGTCGGCAGGTTGCTTACCCACTCGACCAAACATCAGCGCGGCCATCGTGGCGAGAAAGGTCTCGGAGATCCCCACGTCGCCAAAGAGCGACGCCTCCGCATCCTCCTTCTCCACTGTCGGTATGCTCGGCCGGCCATCCCGATCGAACCGCTCCCAGGCGGTGTCACCCGGCGCCAGGAATTGAGATACGCTCTGAATGGTGGTGTAGCCCCGTGGCAGGAGCTTGGTGCCGAGATGGGCAACCGCAACATTCAACTCGCGGTCCCAAGCGTCGGGCTTGATGTCATTTTTTGTTTCACTCATGGTGTTTAGCTTTCCTCTAAAGTTGTTGGGTTTCAGAAAGGCACGTCTTGCGATCCCCCGATAAAGGGGACAACGCAACTTTCCCGTCCTTTGGGGACGAGATAGTTAGGTGGAACTATCGTGTCGAGATGCAAGCGCGATATATCCTCGGCCGGCATACCGTAAACGCTGGCGACTTCCTCACACCAAGCGTCCCATAGCTCTTGAGCCCGACCGCCAAACTCCCGGACATACTGCTCGATCTTGCGATCGAAGTAAGGCGTCCCTTTCCGCCCGTGCCCATTATAGCGGGCAGGGTCCTTATTCTCCCGAGCGGCGTTGCGGCTGTCGAGGCACGCAATGTCATGGCCCATGAACTGCAACACGAATGCCGCCTTAGCAATCCCGAGCCCTGGCACGGCCGTCAGGAGGCGCAAACTCTCCTCAGTGGAGTTAGAGGCACATACCTCGCGCCAAAGGTTGTGGCAGGCCTGTGATGGCTTGCGGGTCTCAGGGTCCGCGAGATGGCGGTAGGTATCTACCTTCCAGGAGAACAGATGGCGCGAGGCGTCCCCTCGCCGGTCAAGGTCCGCCATCTGATCCGGGACAGATGTGAAGTGCGTCCTAGCGGACAGGACGGCGAACATGACCCCCCGAGTGAACAGTTCGGGGGACGAGCGCATGGCAGCACATATGGGAGGGACATGCGTGTTATACACGGCTGCTATTCCTTCTCCTCATGGCTGAGGATGTCCCCGAGCATGGACGAGATTTCCTCTGATACGGTCGAGCCGAACTTGGCTTCCTCCCCCAGGAACTGGCGGACGACTTCCTGGACGGCGATGAAATCGAGGGTTGAACGCTCTAGAGCAGGTGGGATTGGCGCAGGGGGATTGGCGTCAACGGGCGTGGTCGGGCGCCGCCAATAGAGGTAGACCTTTGGTCTGCCGTAAGAAAAGCGGGTCCGCGTAAATGAACAATCATCCATCGTTTTGTTCTTTCGGGCCATGTTGCGCAAGGCTTGGTAAAACATCTGGACTACCCCGGAGGGCGCGTCGGCTGGTATTAGCTGGTTAGCCAAATCCTTGCTATCCATCCAGTCATGCTCGTCCAGAGCCATGAGGGTGGCGCGAACCTGTTTTGCTATCTCATCATACCTCCATTGCCATGGGTAAGTGAGGTCGGTAAGCTGGCGCCAAGCATCAACAGTTAACATATTTCTCGTCCTTTCCTTGGGGATTTCCCTATACTTTCCGGGTAGCCGGGCCAAAGACCTCAGAAAAATCGAACTCTTCGATTTTTGCTGACCTTCGACAGCCCGGTATACCCGGATATAGTAGGGAAAACGCTAGTTTCAAGTAGTATCTTTGGCGTGAGTAGAAGATAGTTCAGATGAGGCCCCTCCGGTGTGCCTCCCGGCCGTAAGATCCTTGAAGATGCCAGATCATGCGGCTATCCACGAGCCGGCGGAAGAAGTCGTCCGCCTGTTCTTCGTCCATATCGCCGTTCTCGTAGGCGAAGATATCGGTGGCGGGGACGTATTCGCTCGGTGCATGGCTGACATGCGCGTGTTGCGGGGCTTGGACTTTCTGCCCGATCAGGGCATTACGGCGTTGCATAGCTACGTTTCCTTTCAGGTAACGGCCCGTCATGCACTATGCATGACGTTGGCATCTCCTTCGATCAGGGCTCGGCCTTCAGCCAGATCCGCCGGGGTATTATAGGCACCGTTGTATGGCGAGCGGGAGAACGGCACCATATAGCTGCCGAGCCCTACCATAAGCGTTTCTTGCACGGCTGGCGTCCATGCGCCGCGCGGGTCGAGCATTTGCTTGGCCCACTTCCAGGCCTCGATTTCGTCCCGAAGTTCGCTGGCGCCGGCTTTGTCCAGTTCCCAACTATTTGTCGCTATGTGGCCGGCTTCGTGTGCGAATATGGCCAGGGTCTCGTCAGTGATGGGATCGGCCACTTCGAGTGCATAGTGGTCTGCCGCCATGTGCCTCGCCCTTGCGAAGTAGCGCTGTTCGTATGGCAGCGAGCGTATTTCCAGTTTCGGGACTTCCGCCAGCAACGCTTCTTTGATTGCGTTATAATCCATTTTCGATCTCCTTGTGGGGAGAGATTGTTCCCTCCCCTGTTTGAGGTTCAACCCAGAATGGCGGGACAGAAGGCTTCCTGCCCGAAATTGTCGTGGATAATCTGCCGGATCAGGATCGGCTTCCATTCATCGTGGCGCGAGACGCCATACATGATCCGCATCATTGCGAGTTGCATCCGCACCGTGGCGCACTCGCCTTGAAGCGTAAACTCGTGTCCACCGTGAATATGACACCAATCATGCCACGCTCTGAAAGCGTAGTATGTATCAGCGTCAAACTCGCAGTCAGGTGTGACGGTAGACGAGACACACATGCGTCCGGTGGACGCCACATGCGCTGCCAGCTCCACAAAGGAGTTCGGTGCATTGTCTGACACGTCGAACCCTTTGGGGAACAAGCGTTGGGCCATGTTCTTGATGGCCCAGGTGAAATCGCTATTGGGCATCTCTCACTCCCCCTGAACGTTCAGGGTGCAATGGTCCTCGCCGATTGTGTGGCGATACGAGACCACTTGCTTCCCGGCCTGGATCAGGTTCTTGCGGAACGCTTCACACTCGGGCGTGGGGGAGGCTTCATTCCAGGCAATGGCATACCACCATGACAGTGGGACGTTGTGATGGTAAGTGTTGTGGTTTGGCACGGTGTTACTCCTTTCTAGTGAGAGGTTCAGAAGTCGGGTGTGGGCTCAAGAAACTCGACAACACCATCCGGCCGCTTGAAGTAGACGGAGAGTTGATTGGCATTCGCGCCATAGCGCCGAACGAGAAGCCTCAACTCTATGAGTTTGGAGAGTTCAAGGTCGGGCGGTTCGACGGCATAATCAGCCGCGACGGTGTAGATGTAGTTGTTGTCCCAGTGGACAATCCCGACATCGTCTCGCCATGCCCCGCGCGCCTCTTGCACGGTGAAGCCCCCGAATAGGCCGAGGAGTTCGGCTTGAAGCGCCGTGTGGACGCTGCACTCGGATGGCAGGATGAATTGTGCTTCTCTGATCATGATCAGATCTCCCTTGTCCATGAGTGTATGACCATCATGAACGCTCCGGTCATGCCAGCGGCATTGGCCGCAATTTCGAGCCCGAGCAAGCCCAAGGCGAATGATCCGACGATCATAAGGTGACCACCGATCAACGCCTTGTGTTGCAAGGGATGTTTACAGGCGACGTGATATCGCTCTGCCACACGTTTCAGGAGTTCGCGCATCTCTATTGCTCCAACATCCAGAGACCATTCCCTGGCAATGTCGGGGGTTACCAGTCTCCCCCGAACATGTCAAGGAAGGGTTCACTGGTCCTTTTGATACCCCATGAGGTTGAGCATAGCCTCGATTTCGTCGGGCTTGCCTTGAAGCAGTGCGAGACGTTCCCTCGCTTCCTCCCGCGATACCTCAGTGTAGTAGCGCTCGGGATCGTCATGTCTCTGACGGTAGGCAGAGAAGCCCACCGCACGTTGCCCTGAATTACCCGCCATTTTGTTTGTCTCCTTCGTAACGCTCTCGGGCAATCCAGAGCGTGTCGTCGATTGATATGCCAGCTTGGTCGGTCCAATGGAACAGATCGGCGAATATATCGGCTAATGTGTCCATAGGCTCCCGCATGGACGATGGATCGTTTGAGAGCCATGCCTCAATTGCTCGCGAGGCGCGTTGTGGTCGTGTCATATCTAGCTGTCCTTTGCGTCCATACGAGTGTCGATCCAGAGGAGCGCATAGCTCAGACCAGCATACGCCAGCAACACGAGCCCTATCAGGATCATGCCGTTATTCATTTCAGCATCCCTTTCAGCTCGGTCTTGATGCGGCGTGCGGTCTCGCCGCGCCATGATGTTGCGTTGCTGAGGAAGTAGGCCACCACGCTCTTGCCGGTGTCGCTTTCATAGTTGTCAGTGATTTTGTCCAGGTCCCGCATTGCGTCCAGATACGGCTTAGCGCCATAGTTAACCGGCTTCCAATCGGTGCGGATATCCCGAGCGATCTCATAGATTGGTCGTGTCACGGTTCACTCTCCTTTCGTTCCTAGCCCGATGCTAGGCTACCGCACGAGCCTGTAACTCGTGCGATCGTCTACCATAGGGTAGCTATTCGCGGCTCGGATTATGCGGAGAGTGCATACCGGCCTTGTGCCCGTCCAATGTGTGACGGGCCACCAATACGCATTGACGGACTATCCATGATCAGTGGACAGCGCTGCTATGCGCGTTAGATAACTCTGCCCCGTTGGCTTGCCCGGCTCCCATGTGCCAAATAGGGAACCATTGCGCCTTGCGTTGCCAGGATAATCACGAGGTATGCTCGTGTGCATGGTTAACGAGGATGAGTTGCGGAACTTTGAGGACTTCCGGCTTCCGCGCCGTGGGGCTTATACGCCCGAATTGCAACTATCGCCATCCTCTGCCCCTAACACAACTAACACTAGCGCAGAAAATGCATATCAGCACTGCATCTTTCGCATGGCTGGCCCTAATCGCGTGTGCCCGCCTGCGTCTCGCGCATTGCATACGCGCAACGAGCGCATGACGAGCGTGTGCCTGCGCTTGCGAGCGCGTGACGTGCGTGCCCGAGCGCCTGCTCGCGCATGACCGGGGGTGGGGGTGGGTGCCCCCTCGATCGCGCTCGCGCTCGTGATGTGCTCAGGAAGAGGATCGCACGCGGCAAAATTCAGGAAACCCTCGATACGCTATCGAAAGGGGCGGCCCCGCGAGCCGAAAGTCGAGAAACCCAAGTTACGGAAGCAGAACGTAAGCGAGATAAGCTATGACCAGGGTTGACTGTCGGAAAAATGCATACATATATCAGCCATGCCACGAAAAATCCATAGAGACCCGCCCCCACCGCGAACGCCCCCTGGCCCGAAACCCACGGCGCCCTTGAACGAGATCATGCCGCCTCTACCACAGGCAGGGGTCATGAGCGTTCTCGTCCGGCCAGAGGAGGACTTCGGCCCGGCAATGAAGCAACTCTCGCCACGAGCGAGGGCGTTTGTGCTGGCGCTGATCGAGACAGGGGGCCGGGAGTTCGCGCAGGCAGCGGCGATCATTGGCCACACGGGCACACGCAACTCCTTACGAGTAATGGCCTCCCGCTACTGCGCTGACCCCAAGGTGCAAGCTGCCCTGGTCGAAGAGGCGGTAGCTCTCGGGAAGTCGAATGGACTTGCTGCTGTGGCGACCGTGATCGAGATTATGAACGATCCCAGCGCCAGCAAGCGCGAGCGGCTCAATGCGGCCGGGCGGATTATGCATATTTCTGGCATGGACCCAGAGCAGACGGTGAACGTCAACCACAGCGGTATGGTTCAGGTATCGGTGACGAACAAGGACAAGATTGATCAGATCGTGCGCATGGCCCAGGATGCAGGGGTTGACCCTCGGAAGCTCCTCGGTCGCGCCGGTATCATCGTGGACGCGGAGTTCAAGGAGATACCGCCAGAGGGGATGATCCCCGTGGGCAGTATGCAGGGCCTGGAAGATTTGTTTGAGGGGGATGAGATCGATGAGAGCTTTGATCAGAAGGTTGCGTAACAGCCAGAACGGTCAGCCGACCCGGTTCGTGTTTGGCGTGCTTGCCTCTACTCTTGAGGAAGGTGTGCGCGAACTGCATACTGCCCTTGACATCAATGGGGAGGTCGAGGCCCTGCGAAAGATCAATGCTACGATTGTGCGGGCGCACGCTGAGTATCTGCGGCTTGGGGAAGTGAGCCCGGTGAAGATCGCGCAGCCTCCCCCAGAGGCCACTCCTGTATGACCGAGAAGCTCGACAAGATCATCGAGAACCTCAAAGCTGTCCAAGAGCGGCAGCTTTTCCGTAAGCTCGACTTCTACGTGCCCTACCCGAAGCAGCAGCAGTTCCATGATGCTGGCGCCGTCTACCGAGAGCGGCTGCTCATGGCAGCGAACCAAGTTGGCAAGAGCTTCTGTGGCGCAGCCGAGACCGCGATCCACCTGACGGGGGACTATCCCTCCGACTGGTGGATCGCGGTCTCGGCTGCGCCACAGAAG